TCAATATGTCGCGCTCGAATTGGCTCGCGCTTGCAACCTTCCTGCATATTTTGTAAGCGCTGAAACAACAAGCATGACTTACAGCAACGCTATTTCGGAGCGCAAGGCTCTTATTGATTTTTCCATAAAATTTATTTTAACAAGCATTGAACAAAGGCTTTCCATGCCAGATTTCGTGTCTAGTACAACTGAGGTTCGCTTCTCGTTAGACGAGTTCTTGCGTGGCGATCCATTACAACGCGCTCAAGTCTATGAAATCTTAAATCGCATCGGCGCAATGACTGTCGAGCAGATTAGAGAAGAAGAAGATTTGATCGACAACAAGGAGAACATCTAATGAAGATAACAATGCCAGTAACACTAACGGCAGCAGATGCAGAATCTCGCATTATTGCTGGTCGCATAGTTCAATGGAACGCAGAAGGCAATACTTCAGCGGGTCCAACAATGTTTGAACCAAACTCAATTGAATTTTCTAAAAACACAAAGTTAGTTCTCCAGCATGACCAAACACGCCCATTAGGAAAGCTCATGGAGTGGTCACAAGATGAAACAGGTATTACAGCATCTTTTAAGATCGCTAAGACAACAGCCGGTAACGATGCATTGGAAGAAGCTGCAACAGGGCTTCGTTCAGATTTTAGCGTTGGCGTAGATGTAGAAGAATGGGATAATAAAGGCGGCGTTATGGCAATTAGCGCATCGAAGCTAATAGAAGTCAGCCTAGTAACAGATGGCGCAATTCCCGGAGCTGAAGTTCAAAAAGTCGCTGCTGAAGATAACAAAGTTTCTGAACCCGAAGTTCAGGATGAAACACCAAACACCACAGAAGGAGAACAAGTGTCAGACACTACCGTTCCAGAAGTCGCTCCTGCCGCAGAAACGGTAGAGGCTGCAAAAGTTGAAGTAAAAGCTGCAACAGCACCTTACACTTCAGTCACAGTTCGTAACCCAATCGTGGATAAGGCTTCTTATCTCGAGCATTCAGTCCGTGCCTCACTAGGCAATGAGACTTCAAAGATGTATGTTGCAGCAGCAGCAGACACAACAGACAACGCTGGTTTAATTCCAACTCGTCAGCTTACAGAAGTAATCAACGGCATCTCAAATGCAGATCGCCCAGTTATTGACTCAATCTCAACAGGAGCACTTCCTGATGCAGGAATGTCTTTCGAAATTCCAAAGATAACAGTTGCACCAACAGTTGCAGTAGCATCTGAAGGCGGAACACCATCAGAAACAGACCAGAATGCAGCGTTTGTTACTGTTAACGTTCAGAAATACATTGGACAGCAAACATTCTCACTGGAACTTCTAGATCGCTCTTCACCAGCGTTCTTTGCTGAACTCGTACGCCAAATGGAATACGCATACGCAAAGGCTACAGATGAGGCAGTAAGAGTTGTTCTTGCTACAAATGGAACAGACGGTGGAAACCGCGCAGCACTTACAACAGGCGCTCTAGTAGCTGACTTGGTTGCAGATGCAGCAGTTTCAATCTACACAAACACTTTGGGTTTTGCACAAAACATCATTGTGTCACCACAGCAATGGGGCGTTCTAATGGGCTTGGTCGATTCTTCAAATCGTCCAATTTTCCAACAGACAATTAACCCACAAAATGCTGGCGGAACTTTGACAGCTACAGCCGTTCGTGGAAATCTTCTTGGTCTAAACCTTCGCGTATCTCGCACAATGTCAGGTGTTGGCGATAACTCAATTATTATCGTTAACCCAGATTCATATACATGGTACGAATCACCACGCTTATCACTTCAGACAAACCTTATCTCAACAGGTCAGGTTCAAGTTGGATACTACGGTTATGGTGCTATTGCAACAAAGCTTGCAGCAGGCGCATACCGTTACATGATCGCAGACTAATAACAAACTAATCATGGGGGGGCGGTTGCTCCCGATCGCTCCCCCAGCCGTTTAACGAGAGGAATTGGAAATGGCAACAATAGTCACACCAGCCGAATTACGCTCTGTGCTTGGCGTTTCCAATTCCCTCTACAATGACGCATATTTAACAGATGTGATAGATACGGCTGAGTCTGTAATTTTGCCAATGCTTGTTAAGTATTCAAGTCCAATCGATGTTGTAGCACTTCAAGATAACATTGCGACATATTATGTTTTAGGAGATAACAACTTTGGAGTGGGTCAGAGCGTAGTCGTCACAGGCGTAGGCTCTCCATTTAACGGCACTTTTACAATCCTAGAATCAAGCAACTTAGATTATGATTCATTTATTCTACGATCTAACTCACGCATATTTTTGGATGGTTCATACAGAGAATTTAACGGCTTCTTTACAGTAGCCATAACAAACGCTGATATTACAGAGCGCAAAGTAATCCCATCAGGCTTAGCAACTCTTTCAGGCGCTTCAACTTATGTTGGAAACGCAGCCGTAGAGTCAGCAGTTCTAGCAGTATCAGTAGAAGTATTCCAGAGCCGTATTGCTCCTGGTGGACAGATCGAAGGAATCGATTTTACTCAAGTAAGCCCATATAGATTAGGCCGGAGTCTTTTCAATAGAGTGTCAGGGCTATTAGGTCCATTTATTGATACTGATTCAATGGTGCAGTAATGCCCAACACAATTTTAGACACAATTAGACAGCCATTAGCAACAGCCTTTGCAAGCGTTGCAGGCAATGTCTATGCCTATGTTCCAGAAGCTCCAATGGTTCCTTTTGTAGTTATGGTTCCAGATTCACCGTATTTTGAATTAGAGACTCTGGGCAAATCCCAGATAAGAACTAAGATCAATATCGTTATATCTGTAGCGGTTGCCTATAATAGTAACCCTGCATCGCTTGACAATCTCGAGCAGCTAGTAATAAGCGTTCTGAAGGTAATCCCAGCCGGGTATGCAGTCGGAACGGTTGACAAACCAACGGTTACTCAAGTCGGTCCATCTAATGTTTTATTGGCTGACATCAGAGTATCCACCTACTACACACAAACAAACTAAAGGAAGAAAATATGGCTACCACAGTAATTACTGGTCGGGATGTTACCTTTACCATTGGTGGTAACAATTTCGATGCACAGGCAACATCAGCAACGCTTATTGGCGAAATGACTCGCGAAACCTATCAAACACTTGATGGAAAATCCTTCAAAGTGACAGATAACAATTTCACATTCAATGTTGAAATGTTGGCAGACTGGGGCGCAACTGGTTCTCTTTGTGAGATCCTATGGGGCGTGTCAGAGTCAGCACCAAACACAGGAATCGCAACAGTATTCACAGCAGCATCAGGCGCAGTATTCAGTTTCCAAGTATTGCCATCATGGCCATCAGCAGGCGGAACTGCACCAGATGCACAAACTGTATCTCTAACATTCCAGGTTATCGGAATACCAGCAGAAGCATTTTAATCAATAGAAACGGGAGCAAACAATGCAACAAAATATAACAATTAAATATAATGACGGGTCTGAAGATACTTACCTAGTCAGACCACCAGATTACGCCAAGTGGGAGATGACAACTAAAAAGGTTATCTCTAACTTTGGTGGTATGTGGGATATCTTATTTGTAGCACATTCAGCAATGAAGCGTGATGCAGGTGGAAAGCCAACAAAGCCATTAGAGATTTGGATGGAGACGGTGGCAGATGTCGAGGTGGGAAGCGATGACCCAAAAGTCATCCAAGAGGAAGCGTAAGCCGACTCTTAGTTGAACTGTCAATAGCAACTCATATACCAATGTCAGAGTGGCAATCGGCAGAAGATATTTTAACAGCAATAGAGATTTTGGAAGCGAGGCATCGTGGCTAGTGACATTATTGACAACCGCGTTTTTGCCTATGACAAAAAAGAACTATCTAAAATCATTAGGGCTTTTAAAGCTATGGATGAAGAAGCGCAAGAAGAAGCCAAGCGTGAAGTTAATGCTCTGGCTAAAGAACTAACAAATAAAATTCAGTCTGCTGCTCGATCTGCTCCAAATCCAAATGTAGCTTCTAGAGTTGCAGACGGTATTAAAGTAAGTTCAACATCAAAGGTTGGTGAAATAAGAATTGGTTTTGCTCAACAGAAGTTTAGTGGTGGAGCAACTACTCAATTTAATTTAGGCGGTAAAGGCAAAGGGGCAGGCGGTAACGGACTTCTTGCCGGTGCTGAATTTGGTTCTAAAAATCATCCTCAGTTTGCTCCAAGAACAGCCAGATTTGGCAAGCGTGGTAATGCTGGATATTTCATTTATCCTACTTTAAGAGCTAATCAGGCAGAGATTATTGCTAAGTGGGAAGAAGCATTTTCTAAAATTGTCAAGGAATGGGATAAGTAATGGCTGGTTCTAGAACCCTTAAACTTTCGATCCTTGCGGATATTGATAACCTTACAAAAAACCTTAACAAAGGTGAAGTTGAAGTTCAAACTTTTGGCGATAAGATTTCCAAGTTTGGCAAAATTGCTGGCGCTGCCTTCTTAGCTGCTGGCGCTGCTGCTGCTGTCTATGCTGGCAAGTTAGCAGTAGAGGGTGTTAAATCTGCTATTGAAGATGAAGCTGCCCAGGCTAAGTTAGCGGCTACTCTTAGAAATGTTACTGGGGCGACAGATGCCCAAATTGCTGCAACAGAGGATTATGTTCTCAAGCAATCTTTGCTATTCGGTATCACAGACGATCAGCTTCGTCCATCCTTAGATCGACTTACTCGCGCTACAGGCGATGTTACTAAAGCACAGAAACTTCAATCCATTGCAATCGATATTGCTGCCGGTACTGGCAAGAGCCTACAGGCGGTCACAGAAAGCCTCTCAAAGGCCCAGGAAGGCAACTTAGCCGGGCTTTCAAGGCTTGGGGTAGGTCTTACTAAGGCTGAACTTAAAACCCTTGATTTCGAGCAGATAACAGCCAAACTAGCTGCAACCTTTGAAGGGCAAGCAACTATCCAGGCAGATACCTTTCAAGGAAAGATGGCTCGCCTATCTATAGCCTTTGATGAAGCTAAGGAAACAGTCGGGGCATTTATTCTCGATGCTATTACTCCTTTGGTTGAAAACATTGTTAAGTATGTAGTTCCTGCCATTACAGCCTTTGTTGAAGGCTTTGAAGGTGGAAGCGGACTTAAGAACGCATTTACTGAAATAGCAAGAGTTGCTCAGACTATCTTGGTTCCAATCTTTGAAGGTCTCCAAAAGATTTTTAACAGTATTAAAAAAGCGGTTATGGATAATGAAGAGGCATTTAGAGGTCTATGGTCATTTCTTAAAAATTTCCTAGCACCATTCTTAGGCGGTGCTTTTAAAGTAGCGTTTGAGGTAATTGCATTTGTTATAAATGAAGCCCTAGATGCCGTTGGAAAACTAATCAGAGCATTTCAGCTTCTATTTGAAGCAGGCAACAAAGTAAAGAATTTCTTAGGCTTTGGCGGTGCAAGCAATGCTTCTAATGCAAGTTTGGCAAGCCCTGGCATTCAAAACGCCCCATTCGTTCCAATGGCTCCAAGTGGCGGATACTCTGGTCAGGCGGTTAGTTTTAACAACAACATTACAGTCAATGGAGCCATCGATTCAGAGTCAACAGCTCGACAGATCGTTGAAGTTCTAAATCAATCTTCATATCGTGGAACTTTGGGTGCTGGTGCTTTTGCATGACAATATGGACTCCAGAATATGCAGTTGAGGTCAATGGGCTTGGAGATGTCACAGATCTAACAATTGCTGATCTAACTATTACCTCAGGTCGATCAGACATTTATTCTCAGCCTGTTGCAGGATATACCCGTTTTACCATTCTAAACCTAGATCAATCTGCTACAGGATTTGATGTTAATGATTCAGTAGTTATCAAGGTCAAAGACTCAACTGGCACTTACATCCCTATCTTTGGCGGAGATGTTACAGATATTGATGTAACGGTCAGAACGGGCGAACCAGCCATTACTCAAGCTATTACCATTACAGCGCTAGGGGCTTTATCTAAACTTCCTAAAACCTTAACTGAGGGCGTGTTGGCTAAGGCTAACGATGGCGATCAAATCTATGAAATTTTATCTGCTCTATTGTTTAATCAATGGAATCAAGTTCCAGCAGCAGAAACATGGGCATCCTATGATGCAACAACTACTTGGGCTAATGCTGAGAACTCTGGTCTAGGAGAAATTGATCGCCCCGGGGATTATGAACTTACTGCTCGATCTGCTAGTACTACAGATGTCTATAGCCTTGTTGCAGGACTAGCTCGTTCAGGGCTTGGATACATCTACGAGGATTCAGCCGGGCGTATCGGATATGCAGACAGCACACATCGCGCTCAATACTTAGCAGCTAATGGTTATGCCTATGTCGATGCAGGTTGGGCTTATGCAGCAGGTATTGCCACATCAAGGCGCTTGGGTGATTTACGCAATGAAGTCACAATTACCTATAAAAATAGTCAACAAGAAACTGCATCCGATGCTACATCAATTGCGACTTATGGATATCAGGCACAAAACATTCAAACAAGCATTGAACTTAAAGCCGATGCAGAAGATCAGGCAGCCTTTTATTTAGCAATTCGTGCCTTTCCTCAGGATCAATTTAAGGCGATTACCTTTCCATTGACTAACCCTAATATCCCAGATGCATCACGCGATCAGGCTTTAAATATATTCATGGGCTTGCCTCTGGACATTGAGGACTTGCCACTAAACATTGCTGATGGTCGGTACCAAGGCTTTGTTGAGGGCTGGACTTGGACTAGCCGATTTAACGCTTTGGATTTGACAGTTATTGTTTCGCCAGTTGCTTTCAGCTTGCAGGCGTTTAGATGGAACAATGTACCAATTACGGAATCATGGAACACAATAAGTCCTACTTTGGACTGGAATAACGCTACAATAGTAGCCTAATCAAGGAGAATAGATGGCAACGACTACAAACTACGCTTGGGAAACCCCAGACGATACAGACCTAGTTAAGGATGGCGCTGCCGCTATTCGCACGCTTGGTTCTTCTATTGACACCACTACCAAAGCTTTAAACCCTTCAACGACTCTCGGAGATATTGAATACCGTTCTGCAACGGCTAACACAAACACTCGTTTAGGAATTGGAAGTACTGGTAATGTTTTAACTGTTGCTGGTGGAGTTCCAACCTGGGCTGCTCCTGCTGGCGCTGGTGCTTCTTGGACTTTATTAAATACAGGTGGCACAGCATTAACAGGTGCAACAACTATTACTGTTTCAGGTATTAGTGGACAGAATCAACTGTTTATTGTTTATGAAGATGCCAGTACTACAAGCGCTGCTGAGTCAATGTTCACTCTTAGATTCAATGCAGATAGTACAACTAAGTATAATGTTTTTGGAAGTCAAAGGTCTTTTAGTGTTGGTTACAGTAGAGACGCTGCAGAACAAAGCACAAAAGGACAAGATACAGGACAAACTGAAATAGTTTTGGGAAGAATGTCTGCAAGTGCATCTGCTAGTGTGTCTGGATATTGTCAAGTTAGTGGCACAAATACTGCAAATCCTAAAATTTTCAATCAAGTTTCGGGTGTGGATGTCAGCAGCGCTAATAATAGTTTTTCAAGAAACACTGGCGGTTATTATACTGGCACTAGCACAATTTCAAGTGTTTCAATTATTTCTGATAATGGTAATTTTGATGCTGGCACAATCTTTATCTATGGAAGCGCGGTTTAATTATGAAAATCAAAGAAAAAACATTTGACATTCAAACAGGCGAAGAAACAATTACAGAGCGAGACGAAACGGCTGCTGAAACAAAAGCGCGTTTAGATAATGCAAAAGAAATAGCAGCACGAAAAGCACAAGAGGAAGCAAAGGCAACTGCTCGCGCAGACATTCTTAATCGCTTGGGTTTAACTGCTGATGAAGCTGCAATCTTACTTGGATGAAAGCTCGACTTAGTAAATCTGTAATCCAGTTTAGAGAGCAGGCAGACGATGCTTATCCTGACAGAGACCGTCGTTCTGACGGAACCTACGGTGATGCACGGCACTCAACCAAAAAGAGCGATCACAACCCTTGCCCTCATACAGGGTTCGTCCGTGCTTTCGATCTCGATACTTCTCTCGATGGGAAAAATGCCACAGCTCATTACCTTGCCGATCAGATACGAGCTCACGCCAAAACAGATAAGCGAATTGCATATGTCATATTTAATAAGCGAATTGCGAGCAAAAGAAGCCTCTGGCGTTGGGTCAAATATCGGGGCACAAATCCGCACATTCAACACATTCACATCAGCTTCACAAAGGCTGGCGATGAAGATCGTTCGTTTTTTCAAATCCCACTTCTAGGAGGCAAAGCA